CTGGGTAAGACCCTGATGACAGCGGATGTGGCAACACAAGTTAGCATGGAGAGTGCTGCAGGAGACTCGGAGTTGTCTGCGTATTTCATGAGAAACCCCGAAACACTAGTGCACGTTTACGACCCGTTCGCTAACTTCCAAACCGGCTACAGGAAGCAATTTGCGGTGTGCATTGATGACGCCTTAGCTTTTAGGAATGGCACGCCTTCCGCACAAGGTGACACCAGTTTGTACGCCATACTCAAGTATGTGGGGGCCCTCCAAGTAGATGTTGAACAAGCGGCTATAGAGGATAAGGGCAAGGTCAGCTTTGACAGTAGGTTATTGGTCATCTCCACAAACGCTGTCAGGTTGGAGTTGCCTGATATGACCCACCCGGCCGCGGTAGCTCGGAGGTTCAACACTTATATGGTTTGGGTCAGGGATGAGTACTGTCTGAACCCTGAAGAGAAGAACCCTATGAACCGTAGGTTAGACCAGTCAAAACTGCCCCGTATAGGCTCTGAGGAAGTTATGAGCTGGTCGCACCTGGAGTTCATACTCTGGAATTGGATGGACGGCACAGCTGTGGAGGGCGTGCCCAGATGCTCTTACTCAGAGGTGATAAAGCATACTGCTAGTAGGGTAGCCATTAACGTTGAGAAATATAAGGATTATAGTGCTTACCTACGTCATTTAGCGAGTAACATACACGCCAGGAATCATGGCGGAATGGTCTTACAATCTGGAGCTTCCCAAGGCTTCTTGATGAGCCTCTTTGAGGCTTGTTTCCTTTCCCCGGAAGGCACCTTGGTTAAGGGGGCGCTGTCAGCCTTCCTACTTTGGGGCCTGCACTCGGTTACCGAGAGGAGGAGGAAGCCCAGAGTCGTGGATCGGGGCCCAGGTTCTATAACTATGCTGCCAGCCAATACCCACCCTATACAGGTTGTGGAAGAGGAGCGCGAGCGAAGCGGTAGTATAGAAAGCTTCGAGTGGCCTAGTCCTCGCATTGAACCAGACGAGCGGATTCCTTGTGTGTATCCAGAGATATTCCAGCTCCAATCCGGAGCGGGTCCCCGTAAGTCCATCAATGAGGAGGCGTTCTATAGGGCTCGCCTTAAGATAGAACAAGAGAAGTTCTCGGAGCTGATTAAGAGTTCTACCAAAGGGAACAAGGAACTCTCCGATGTGTTAAGAGAGGTGGCTGAGGCTAGCTATGCCAATGGGCTAGCTGCAGCGTCGCGCTTTAGGGAAGAAGCCACCTTTGAGCAAGAGTCCACTTGTGAGGAGCAGCCTATTCAGGTGGTTACCTCAAACATAAAGGCTTCTTTACAGGGCTTGAGCAACTTCTTCACGAGGACCCCTGTTGTTAAGGGAGTTCTAGCGCTCACCGGACTCGCAGCCATGGTCTTCACCTTACTGATGGGTGGCTTTAAGTCCCAGTCAGGCGACATCAAGCCAGTGAAGAAAAAGCCTCGCTCCCGCTTTGCCAAGAAGAAGATCAAGAGTATATTCATAAAACAAGGCGCTGCTATATCTCAGAACTTTGAGGAGCGTCACGAGGCCGTGACCCGTAAGAATGTCTTCACAATAAGGTGCGGCCCTAGGACCTACGGCACAGCAACCGGGGTTAAAGGCAGGGTCCTTATGATGCCCATGCACTTTGGGGATTTGTTCCTCCAGGAGGGGGATGACGCGATAGTGCACTTCACAGGATCCCAGCGTAGCTTCACTATGACAGCGAAAGAGCTCCAGTCCTGTCATTGGATTGGAGAGAGTCATGATGTGGATAGTGATGGTGAGGACGAGTTTGATATCGATCGGGAGGCCTGTAGGTCCGATCTTTTATTCGTATTACTGCCGGATAGATTCCCTCAATTTAAAGACATATCTGATCTATTCATACCCGAGTCGCAGTTGAGCAGGTTCAAGACCTTTAACGCCATATTCTCCAAGGATAAGTTCTCGCTCGGGTGCAAAGCTCGTATCGAGGGACACTTCGAGATGGACGACGAGCACGGGGGCACGTTCCTCACAAGTAACTCAGTTAAGTATAACTGTAAGACTAGGGTGGGGGATTGTGGTAACCTCCTGTGGGTGGCAGACTCTTGCACTCCCTTACCATATATAGTTTCCATGCATGTGGCAGGAAATAACAGCACCACCGGAGTGGGCATAGTACTCACGCAGGAGTTTGTGGCCGGCTTCCTGGAACACTTCGATCATTGTTGTCAATGCGTCGACCACTCTGAGCTCCTGGCGCCAACGGCCAAAGACAAGAAAATAGCCCTCCAAGGCGGCGATTTTGGTTATGAGATCGTTAGGGAAGAGAAACTCATAAACAATTCCCCTAATCACAATTTGGTGAGGTCTGAGACATTCGGGCTTATATATCCCACTAGCAAGGTTCTATCTATGCTCAGACCCACGGAGGTGGACGGGGTGTTGATTGACCCTATGGTAGTCGCTAGATCCAAGTATGGGCGCACACAGCAACTGTTTGACATCGACCGGCTAGACTCCGTGGCTGAACACATGGCCCACAAAATAGTCTCCAGTATGGGTGATTACGAGCCCCCCAGTGTGTGGTCGAAAGAGGAAGCTGTGGGTGGCAAAGGAGAAGTTCCCCGCATCCCCATTAAAACGTCTTGCGGGTACCCTCTGAACCTGAAACATATGGG